CGCTCGCCATTCTCCTGCCTTCAGCATCTCGGCCTTGTCGGCCTCGGTCAGCATCACGCCGCAGTGCTGGCAAACATAGGCGGCTTCTTCCGGTCTTCCATCCGGCCATTTGACCTGCGCCCACACCAGCCGCTGGAACTCGTTGCAGCTTGTGCAAGGCACAAAGTAGAAGCGCTGGTCGCCGCTTTCAAAACCGGCCTCGATGCGGCTCGTGCCCTTGATGGTCGGTGTCGAGCCTGCCAACAATTTGCGGTTCCAGAACGTCGTGGTTCGCTTCTTTCCAAGGCTCACCGGGTCGCCCTCAGTGCCGGCAGATGCCGGGTACCGGTCCACCTCGTCGAACAGCACGACCCGAATCGGCCGCGAGGCCAGTCCGGCGGGAGAGTTCGCGCCGGCCACCGTGAGATGGCCGCCGCTGAATTTCTTGTGCAGCAGCGTATTGCCACTGTCGCGAGCCTTTGGATCTGCGATGCGTTCCGTGAGAACTGGCGAATCGCGCACCATCGGGGCGAGGCGGTCTTTCGACCAGCTCTCGGCCATTTCGAGTGTCGGTTGCACTAGCAGCATCGGCGCTGGGTCTTGGTGAACGTGAAACCCGATGCAGTTGTTCAGGATTTCAGTCCAGCCGACCTGCGCCGACTTCATCACCCAGACCTCGCGTAACGCAGGATCCGAGATGGCGTCCATGATTCCGCGCTGGTACTCGGCGCGAGAGGTGTTCCACACGCCTGGTTCCGCGCTCGATTCGCTCGACAGTCGCCGGAACTGGTCAGCCCAAGCCGATACCGTGAGGTCCGGTGGCGGGTTCCACGCCTTCAGACAACGCCTCAGCGTCTGCGCCGGGTCGCACATCCGAAGATTCTGCGAGCTCGACGAGCGCTGAGTAGATTTCGCTGCGGATTCTCCCGGCGATTGTTCCCGCATCTGCACAGTTCACCAGTTGCGGCCCGAGCTTGGCCGGCATTGAAAGCAATTTCGACTTCGCCGCGATAATGTGGTCTTGCCACGCGGCAGTCACTTCGCTCATGTCGGCAAGTTCGGCACGACGGAGGCGGTTTTCTGTTTCGACCTTCTCAGCTTGAGCAGCAGCGAGGCGTTCGCGTTGGTTGTCGAACTCCGAGGAGTTCCGCATCGCCCCGTGTTTGCCGTCGCGTTCGAGCCACCACACCACGAGGGGCGCGGCGTCGTAAGTGCCGTCGTCGTTTCGTGGCGCATCGGGCCAGTCGCGAAGCGAACGGCTCGTTACGCCGAGGATGTAGGCCGCTTGCTGCTGGTTCAGGCGCCGTAAGGGCGCATCAGCAGGGACAATACGGGCCATTTTTCCTCAGTCTTTTCTGTTCAAAACGCAACATTTGTTTGTCGCATCAGAGCCGTGGCGCGTGTAAGTGCTTGATTGGTAAGGAACCTATAGGCCCCTAAATCTAGCCACTTTCTGCGGCTGCGTTACCCTCGACCTCAGAACCTCTCAGGAGGACCCGTAAACGGCCGGGGGTCATGCCCCACGCATCACCTTATCGACCCGATACTGGGCCTCGCGCTGGAACTCGACCGGCCACCGTTCGCGGATGCTGGCCATCATCGCCTTCTGTGCCGTGTCGCGAATGAACTCGCGTCGCACCGAAGGGCCATACAGCGCCTTCAGCTTCGACTTCACAGGCTTGGCACCTGAGCCCACCCGGTGAGCTTGCACCTGCACCACTCGGCTGCCCACCCGTCTGGGGTGAGCTGCTCGCGTGTGCTGGCTTATGGCGCGGTTGGCTCCAGCCTTGCGGCGTCTTGCCGGCGCTCGGTAGTCGTCGCGAATGAATACCGTGCGTCCCTTGTTGCCAATGAACGCGCCACGGTAAATCTTGCGCTTCGCCCAGGCATTGGCGCTTACGCCTTTCTTCGTCTGCCTTGCCCCGAAGTTAATCAGGTTCGGCGCGTACTTGCTGGCTCGTATCTCGGCAGTAAGTACCGACTTGCTGGCCTTCTTGGTCGTGACGTACTTACGCACGGCAGCGGCCTTGATGTTCGTTTCCTTGCGGATCGTGTCGATTGCCACGCGACGAGCCGAGGTGGCAACGCGGTTTAAGGCAGACGCCGCCGCTTGCGGTATTACCTTGCGCTGGACCTCTGTCAGAGCCGCCATCGCCGCTTTGATGTCCACCGTAACGTCGAAGTTGATCATATGGCCCACCCGGTCTCATGAGGCTTGGGCTGCCCGTGATAGCAGGTCACGCTGGCGGCCTTTCGCTCGACCAGCTGGTGCGCCTTGTAGCTCACGACCATGCCCGGCAGGATGTCCTGCCAGCGTGCGGCACTGTCCAGCCAGAGCTGCTCCATTACCGCTTGGTCGCCCTCGATGGCGAACCGACCCATGTGGCCATGCGGGCTCTTCTCCCAGTGCTCCCACATCCGCGCTCGGTCAGCCTCAGGCAGCATCATCAGACCAGAGCCTAGCCCGTCTGGGCGGTAGAAGTCTCGCAGCAGGGTCAGGCGCTCGACGTAGGCCAACGGCGTGATATCGCCGTGAATCACGGTGTCAAGGTCGAAGTAAAGCACCCGACCGCCCGAGAGCGTCATCAGCTCGAACTTCGACCACCAGCCCGGCAGGTTCTCGTGAAGCGCGTGAGTGGCCACCTCGGGGTCGTCCGACAGACAGACCCACTGGTGTGGCCAATGCAGATTGGCGGCCACCGAGTGCCGTAAGCGATTGACGTATTCCCGAGTGTAGACGCCGCCTGTCTTGTAGACGCAAGCGACCGTTAAACGCTCCACACCAAGTCCCGACCGATGTGCTCGCGCAGTTTGTAACCGCGCTGAATCAGCCAGAGCTCGGCGGCCCCGTCCTTCACGGCGTACCGCTGGTGTAGGCCATTGACCTCGATAATGACGACAGGCTTCCATGTTTCGATTGTTTCGACTGCGCCCTGTAGCGCGAAGAGCTCGTAGCCCTCAACGTCGAACTTCAGCAGGCCCACCTGATTGAACTGGAACCAGTCCAGCGGGTAGATCTGCGCTTCTACTTCGCCCTCGGCGTCAATGTGCCATTGCCCGGTGTTCTCCGTGCCGGCAGCAAAGAACGCCTTCTCCTGCTTCGCACCGATGCCGTAGGGATACACGCGGTGCTCGTCGCCGTTGTCCAGCTCCGGCAGGTGCCAGAAGTTGGCCGGCACTGGCTCGAACGACTCGACGGCAGCGAAGTGCTTCCGGAGTTCGCGAGTCCAAATGCCCTGGTGCGCCCCGACATCCACCGCCCGCTGCCAGTTCCTGACGTACGGCAGAGCCGCCCGGAGGTGGCTTAGGTCGTGGTCAGGTGGCAATTCGGCAAGCATGGTGGCTCAAAAAAAAGCCCAGCAAAGGCCGGGCTAGTAGGGGGTTGAGGCAACGCGACTGAAACATTTATTCGACGCGGGGTGAAAAATCCCACGGTGCACAAAAACTATCAGAACCCAGCCGACTTGTCCCGAAAAACTTATCCCTACCCCTCGGCCCGAATGAGCTCCATCGACTCGATTAAGGTCAGCGCGTGGTCCAGCTCGGCGTAAAACACATTACGCCCACATTCCACCTCGAACCGCCCACGCTTGGCAGAGCCGCGGCCCTCAACGTAAACGGCCCAGAGAATCGCCCGCTGGCGCTCGGTCATCTCCTCGATAGCCCGGCGCACCACCAGCCCATCGAGCGACCACACTTCCGGGAACACCTGCACGGCCTTCTTGTGGCCACCGCTGTCGCCGTCCTTCCACTGAGCCGATGGGCTCCGGCTGGGCCAGCCGTCGACAATCTGCCCGCCATCGGCGAACACCTTGCCACCGAGCGAGATGCGCCGTTGGTCGTCGCCCCAGTTACGGGCCATCCGGTGGCCGGCTCGGGTTTCTAGTCTGCTCATGGTTTGCTCTCGAAAATAGCCAGCGCCTCTTCCGGCGTCCGAACAACATAGACACGGCCGCCGCCCGCCTCAACGTCTGCCACCATCGCCTTCTGTGCCGGCGTGAGAGAGCCGCTGCGGCCCTTCACCTCGAGCAGATGCCAGACGCCACGCCATAGGCAGGCAAGGTCAGGAAAGCCGCCGTCCGAGACCTGAAACACCCGAACGCCACGCGAACGCAGCGTCGTGATGATTTCGCCCTCGTTAGCGTCGCGCTTGGCGGCCCGGCGCATCAGTTAGCCCACAGCTCCGCTGCCACCGCCGCCAGCATTGTCAGGCAAATGGCCACGACCACAATGCTCGCAATACGGCTTTCCTTCGTCGGCGTCTGACGGTCTTTCCAGTCGTACATTTCGGCGTCCTTTTTTGATTGGTCTGAGCTTCTGCGCGTGTGTGGGATACGTCTTTCTGCATGAAAAACAGCAAGACACTAGCGGCCCTTCGCCCTGGCTGAAATCCCGGTCACACAAACGGCAGCTATAAGTTGCGTTTCTGTCCTTCCATTCGCGTCTGACGGCCGCTCGACATTCGCGGCAGGTCTTTCCACCGCTCTGGATCTCATCGCCGAATGCGGTCGCAGGTAGCACCTTGGCGCATTTGCGGCATTGCCGTGGCGCCAGCATAAACGCCCCGCTGATCTCCTCCTCGGGCTCGGCTTCGGTAGCCAAATAAATCCGGCCACCCGACACCAGCGCCTCGCCGCGCTTGAGCATATGCTTCACCTGCGCGTCTACGGAAGCCTGCCCCGATTCGCAGAGCTGGGCGAGCGCATCGAGCCGAACAGAGCGGATACCCTGCTTTACGAACTCTGTGAGAACGATAAAAACTGGTTTAGCGGCCACGATAGGGGCGCTCCTTTTTGCCATACACCGATGCCGGCGGCAGCTCTTCGTCGAGCAGCTCGACTCGTCCATGAAAATTCCCGTGCTTGTCGCGAATGGCCACCAGCTTCCCGCCCATGCGTTCACGGAAGGCTGTGGCGACATCGAGCCAGCTCATGTCCGTGAGCATTTCCGCTGGTGTTTTCATCGCGCCCGTCCGTCCGTGTAGTTGATGGCATTCGGCAGATCCGGTCGGTCGTGTACCTGCCCGCAATCCTTCCGAAAGAACGCCGAGAGCTTCCCACACCATCCGCCGTGGCGGTTCTTGAGAACATGGACGACGGATGATTTTGCGCCCTCGGTTCCCATCTCCTCTGGGCCACGCTTCACAAACAAAACATTATCGGCAATGCCCGCAATTTCCCGAGCGCCGGCAACGTCGTTAATGTCCGGGTCGATGTCCCGGCTGATGATTTTGCGCGGGTGAACCACTAGGTGAATGTGAACGCCCGAGACTCGCGCCGTCGCCGCAACCGCGTTGGCAAACTGCCGCTGCTTCTCGAAGTCGTCGTTGGCCACATCGAGGCACATCAGCGAGTCGATGACCGCCTGCCGCAGCCCTCGCCGCGCAAGCGAGCGAATCACCGCGAGAACTTCAGACCCGGAAGCATTGCCCACCACGCCCCAAACGTACAGCCGCTCCCGCGACCAATGCAGGAAATCGCCGAACATCTCCTCGTGTTGCACCTCCCGAACACCACGGGCCACCATGCAAAGCCGCAGCAGCAGGTCTTCGGGATCTTCCTCGAGCGAGGCAAAGAACGTCGGCTGATCTCTGCCGGCCATCGCAATGGCCATCTGCCGCAGTTGCGTCGTCTTGCCTTCGCCGGGGTAGCCAGACCAGACGGTGACGCCGGCTGGAAACAGGCGTAAGTGGTTGCCACTTGGGTCTGCGGGAATCGTCTGCCATTCGCTCTGCCGCTTCTGATATCGCGCGAGAACGTCCGAAGGCGAGAGCTGCGAGAAGTCGACCAGGCGTCGCTCCGGCATCGCCTCGACCTCGGCATCGACGCCAGTGACCAGCATTCCCGCCAGTGCCGGGTTGCGCCGCTTCGCAAGTTCCACGAGGAAGTCGGTCATCGCATCGCCCTCCGCTGCGCCTTCAGGCTGGCCGGCTCGTGGCCAATCAGCGTAAGGGCAGCGTTCAGGCGGGAACTGGCCTCGATGAGCCGCTGACTGGACCGGGAGTAGCCCAGTTCGGTGGCCAGCAATGCCGCCACCGTAATCTCGTAGGCAACCGCCTCCAGAATCTGCAACGCGGGGATTGCCTGAGGCCGCGCCTCGCCGATTCGCTCCGGCATGATGTCGCTAAACCGCAGGCCAACAGCGCCCAAGACTGTCTCGGTCTCGCACCCGCCGAAGCAGTGCAGCAGCACCCGGCCTTCCCTGTCCGTGATGGACAGACTGGGCGAACGGTCCTCGTGGGCTGGACACTTGGCCACCCAGCGGTCCGGTCCAGTGTTGCGAACGCCCGTAAGCCGCGAAATAAGCATTTGAGCGCTCATCCGTACTTCTCCACCCATGCCTTGTGCGCCGGATTGTAGTTCGTCTCACCGGGGCCAAGCCAAAATGGCGGTATTGCTGGCTTCGTGCCGTTCGTCCCAGCGGCCTGCGCCCGAGCTGGTGGCTCGAAGATGCCGCGATAGCCCGAGGCGATGCTGTGCCGTACCGAGGCGGCCTGTCTGTCTCCGAGTGCCGCGAGCTCGGCAGCTGCTGCCGGGAGCGATTGCTCCTTCAGCGGTT